TATCAATGCTAACGTTGATTCTGTGCAAGATACTCCGTGAGCTTCTGCTTTGTTTTTTTTAATTCCTCAACATTATTCCCACTGATCTGACTATCCAACATGGTTGATAGTACTTCCAGAATCAATGAATCACGCTCCGCGATCCTCTGAAGACTCTCGTAATCTCGCTTATCATGTTCTTCCAGTGTCTCAACTCGCTTGTTGAGTCGAAATGCCGGAGTAATCCACTTAAGGATTACAGCCACTGCTCCTCCGATAATAGACACTCCTCCGCAAAATGAGAGGAATACTTGTACAAATTCTGATATGCTCATTTAGCTACTCCTTTTCCCAGTAATATACCGGGACTTCATTTCCGGAATCCCATGTATCGTAATATTTTCCATCCCGTACTGTCACCACATGACCATCTATGCAGAGAATGTATGTGCCTGTCTGATGATCTGCGCAAAAATCATTGACTGTATAGATATACCGTTCTGATTGCTCAATCAGTTTGCGTCTGTACCCATGTTTGTAGAGGTACGCTCCCCAAACGTAATTAGCTGATGGCATATCTGACAGAGTACATGCCTGTATCATTAATCCGGTAAAAACCGTTTCCCAGTCGAAGCCGGTTGCTTTACATATTGCCCGAACAGCACAATCTCCGACTCGATTTCCAGCAGGATTCGGATTGTAATATTCCCATCTATCCATCAGTCAATCCCCTTTGCTGTTTTATATCTCTTTGCCGCTCCTCTGGCTTTTGCGGCGTTCTGGCGGCTCCACTTAGCAATCATGAGTCGGTCTTGTAGCTCTCTCAGGTCGTTCTGCTTGCAGTAATCTTTGTATGCAGCATTTTGTTTCTGCAAAAGATAAGACTTCCGATCAAGGTCTTGTTGTAATGCAAATTTTGCCTTTTCATTCGGTGCATTATCGACTCCTGCTTGCAGTCCAAGAACCTCACGCTTTGTTTTGCGGATTCTTCGTTCATAAGTACGTTGTCGTTGTTCCTTTTCGTACTGTTTGCCTTTGTCGGCTTTATCCTGTACTAATAGTTCTGTATAGGGGTTAAATTCTCCATCACTGGCTCCAAAACTATGCCGACAGTTGACCCCTGACAGTCCACTTGCCGTTCCATATCCGGTCAATGAGAACGGCGGAAATTTCTTGCTCTTGCCAGAACGAGAGTATATCTTTCCTTGCCACCATGCGTGATTTCCCGGATTCTCACCGCCGTCACCTGTTCTGGCTCCCATGTGAGCACTGACCAGAACTAAATCCCAGTTCATTTCTTCCATGCGTTTTAGGGATATATCTCCAGTAGCCTGAGCCACGCCAGTTCTGACAGAGCGTGCAACCGCTGTTTCAATTGTATCTTTTCTGCCGGATGGATATGTTACCGTAACGCCATTGCTTACAACATTGTTAACTGCTTCTCTAATCGCTTGCGTATATCCAACTGCCCCAGTCATCACATGATTGTATGCAAGGTCACACTGGTTGATATACAACGCCTGAGCAGCACTTGCAGTTGTTCTCGTGAAGTTCTTCCACTCACCCATAGTCGCAAGCATATTTCGCTCCATGAGTCTTATCATAGCTGGCGACTGTTCGAGTGGTACAGGGCTTAATCCTGCCGCCTTGTATATCTTATCATCATAGTTCATTGCAGTGATTCCTGCATCTTCAAACGCTTCAAGAAGTTCCTGCTGTTCGCGTTTGGTGTATCTGGATAATTCCGTCAGAATGTCCTCTATCAGCTCACCAGATTCCTGTAACGTTCTGATTCTCCACGCATCGGCGTTGGTCAGGATATAATCCTCACCTCTGCCGATTCTTCCCATCATTCTCGACACAATCTCAGAGATGATATATTGATGCAGTTCTTCGGCAATCTGCTCACTGCCCTCTGTTATCCGGCGTAAATATTCTGGGCTTAACATAATTACTCATCTCCAAACAGTTTTGGTTCGTCTGGCTGGGCTTCTTTAACCATTGCTACCGCCTCGTCTTTCGTCATTCCCTCGAATTTCACGAAATACATCCAAGCCGGTACTTTATTTGTAGTAACATACTGCCACCATCTTGCACGGTCGTTTTCACGCACATATAGGATGTCTCCGAAATCATAATTGACTTCATAAGCCCCAACCGGTGCAAGTCCGTACAGGTCAGCGTAAACGTTCAACGCGTAAATAACTTCATCTAGGCAAGACTCTAACTTATCCCTTACATCCTTGACGAATTGCACTGTCCTCTGCTGTTCCGCTTCCACTCCTGTAGCTGTCTGAATGCCGCTAGATTCGTTGAAAACAAAGTATCCGTTGGAGAATCCAATCTTGTACCCTAACTGGCTTAAAATGGCGTTTATGCCACTTATACGGGTATCTGTGTTGAGAACCGGATTGATTTCTTGATAGAACTCTTTCTCGTCCTGTCCGAATACGTTCTTGACAAAGTGTGGTAAGTTCATTTCATTCCGTCTGTTCTCCATGCCCTGTGGTGACATGGCTGATACAGGCGTACCGCTTGGCATCAGCAGTCTATCATCTGCCAGAACTATCTTCTGAGAATCAAAAATTTCTCCGGCGTTTCTGCTGTATGCAATGTCGAGGTCTTTCAGCTCTTCAATAGCTTCTGCGAATATCGGTAATCCAAGTGGTGTACTAATGTCCACATTGTTCGCCTGTGGTGTCCGCAGCACTCCGTATAGAGGTCCGTCCAACTTCTCGCCGTTTGCCTTGAGTATCGGCGGCGTATCTGCCATTAGGTCAGCCCATTTGGTCTGTTTAAGGTCAATCTTATCGCCGATGCTCTGAGGAGACTTTGACACATAGGCTCTGTTTGAAACATAGTACGGATAAGTTGTCACTCCGTCCACTGCTATCTCAACAAACCTGTGATATTCAAGTCTTGTGTAGTATTTTCTACCAACAGTATAAGAATCTTTGAATATAATTCCTTTGATTTCCTGATTATCGTAATCCACAATCATCACGTCTGCCGGAGTGAATACGTCAAGGCTCTCGCCGTTCGGCTTAATGAACACCGTTCCGTAAGCACAGCCGTATTCTACCCAGTGTCGGATCTGGAAGTATACCTTGTCAATTTGCTCCTGCAACCATGTTGCCCTTGCAGAACCGTCTATCTGAATGCCGATCGCCAATGTTGCGAGGCGAGCTGTCTCTGAGCAGACAGATTTCGCAAAATTGATCGTCTTGATGTTATTCTTGTCATCCAACCATTCCGGCGCTCCCCTGTAAATGTTCGCGCACCGGTTAATCAGAGCTTCCATTTCTGGAAATTCTGCCGCCTGGATATTAAAGTCCTCTTCGGCTTGTTTTTTGAAAATCATGTTAAACCACCTTTTTAGTGTTGTTATAAGTCCCATTTAATCTACCTTTTAAAATCCATCCATCTTACAGAA